AATTTCAAGAATTTCATCACCCCCTGTGTTCATTTGGGTTCTATCAGGGTGACTGTATATTGTTGAGTCTTTTTCTGGAAATAAAAAATAATATGCCATTTTAATATGTTGTTACACGTCCCTTAATGTCAGTATTAGGGTACTTTAATTCGAAAATACTTGGATCTAGCGAAGGATAAATTACTCCTTTCCTTGTAGCTGATTCAAAATCATACTTATATTGTGAATAACCTGTGGATATTCCACTTTTATTAGTTATTTTTACGTCTTCTACTGTTTGTACTCCTAAAGTTCCTCCTATTAAGTTTTTTATTTCGGACATTATAATAGGTTGATTAACTTGCCATTTATCTACAGCAAAATAGTCTTGTAATTCTGTTATACAATTAAGTATTACTTCCTGATTATTATATGTTTTAAAAGCTGTAATTTCAAATTCTAATGCAAAATTAATTACAAACGCATCTTTAATGTTGACAGCATCTGTTAACATTCTAAATTGTTCTAAGTAAGTAGATAAGTTTGTTTTAGTAGCTGTGTTTAAGGTTGTTAATTTTTTACTATTATCATAACCTAAAGTATATAAATTTAATGCTAAAGGATTAGGTATACGATTAGGTTCAGTTGTTAATGGAGATATTTGATCATCTTGTGTTATGTAAGCTTTAGCTATTCTACCAAATTTAGCAGGTAATGATAAAGTTCTAATTAAATAATCTTCTTTTGTAACTGTTCTTTGTTGTGATGAAAAATTAGCCATAGTATTCATCCTAATTTCTTCTACTGTGTCTCCTCCTCCTCCACCTACAGCTGCTTCCACATTAGTTGATGACACTGAGGCTTTTACAAAGTTAAGTAATCCTGAACTTAAATTAGGATTATTTAATATTGTTAATTGATCCTTTTCTGTTATAGTATTTGAAGCTACATTAGACTGTAATCCTCCACCCTTAACATATGTTACTGTTAATGTTGTGTTTGAAGGTACTTGACCATATGCTTTAGTAAATAAGAAATTTGATGGATCATAAGCTTCATTTAATTTACTTCTTCCGTCTTTTATTCCTAATCCTATATTATCTGGGTTAGGTATTATATCTTCATCTGCTTTGTCACTTATACCTGCTCCAAATTGTAATTCTAAAGTATTGTCTGTTTTAAATCTTGAAATAAATCTTCTTGGTACTTTTTTTACTTTTAAAAGATAAGGTGTTTGACCATTAAAACCTATTAAATCTGGATCATTTGCTCCTGTGTTTTCTAATTCTTCAAAAATTGTATCTTGTGCTAAATAAGGCACTTCATTGTATAAATTTCCGTCAGAATCTTCTACTTTTTCTATAGAAATAATATCTTGATTAAATAAAGTTAAAGTTAAAAATTGTTCAGGACTACCTATTTCAAATTTTTGTGTTGCAGTTTCACCTGAAATTACATTAACTTTTTTAGTTAATAAAAAATATTCTGGATTTTGATTACTATCATATTGATAAATGTTAATTGTAGTAGGTGAAAATGAACTTGAAAAATTAAAGTTTACATCTTCTGATGTGTAAAATACAGGCCCATCTAATGATTTAAATGTTGAATTTTCATTTATTATTAAAGCATAACTAAAATCAGGTATATAATTATCATTAACCTTTTTTGATGGTACTAATTGAAATACATCTAAATCTGTTGTTGCCGCTGACGTTACTTTAGGTTTGTACCCCATAGCATAAGCCATATTATATAGATTTTCTTCTTCTTGAGCTAATGATAGAAAAGATTCTCTTAACTGGGTGTCAGTGTAGAAAGATAAAACATCACCCACATAGGATACCATTTCCATAAACATCATACCTGGAGATCCTTCACTAAAATCATTGTAAGTGTTAGGATAATATGTTTGGGCAAATTCTACTAATTGGTCCTTAAAAGATTGAAAATCCTTATTTAGATATTTTACATCCTTATTTTGTGTTTTATTTGATATTTTATTATAAGCCATTGTACATTATTTATCCATTCATTCCTGGTGATGATTGATTTGTTTGATTTATATTAACTTGAATTGAATCTAAAGTATTATCTAATAAAAAACCATATATTAATTTAATTAATATTATGTGTCTGTCTAAATCTGTGTTTACTTCTACTTTTTCTACTACTATTTCAGGTACATAAATTTGTAATTGATCATATATTAAATCTTCTATTTGAGCAGAATCTACATTATTTTCAAATAATATAGCTTTAAGACCACATCCTAAATTAGGTTGATTAATTCTTTCTCCTCTTTCAGTTAATAATACATTTATTATATTTGATTTTACTTGTTCTTTTATAGTAAGAGATTGTTGAAAATTCCCTCCGTTCATTAAAGGAAAAACAACCCCTATCGCAGCATTTTTATTGAGATCTAATGGATTTATTTGTATAGAAGAGTTGTTAATAGGCATTTATTATAATCCTTTTTTCTTATTAATTGCTTTCATTAAACCACTATAATCTCTTGTTATTGCTTTTGCTACAGGATCAGGCATTCCTGCTGTGTCCATAGGTAATGGGGCTCCAGTGGCAAATGGTTGAGCCATATTTACAGGTGCTTGGGCTGTTTGTGTGTTTGTGCTTCCTGCTGCTGTTTCGTTTAATAGATCATTTAATGTACTATTACCTGACACAAAATTTTGCTTTTTATGTTGTTTTATAGGCCCATTACCCATAATTTTTTCTCTTAAAGAAGTTTTTACATCTTCAGACACTAGGTCATTAGAAGTTTCAACTGTTCTTTCAGTGTGTTCTGTTATTGTCGGTTTTAATTCATCACGTAAGTCTTCCCTAAGTGATTTAATTTCTCTACGTAACGAATAATCAATTTCTTCTCTAACTATTTTTCTAATTAGATTTTCAAAAGTTTTTGCTTTCATAATATTAATTGTTGTTTGTTATAAATATAATTATTTTAAACTCTATAACGCTTATATCCAATCATTCTAAAATTAGCGTTATATAATTTTTCTATCATTTCAGGTCCCTGAGCATTTACTATGTTAGATATGGTTTGATTAAAAGATCCTTCACTTAAATCTATAATTATTTTAACTACATCTTCTACTATATAATCTATATTTCCATCCCATTCTGGTGTATTATCTTCAGGAATTTCATCTACATTTATTGCTCTTAATAAATTCCAATCATTTAAAGATATTTCGGGATAATGATTTAAATTGTTTTTAATGGCTGCGTAATATTTTATTAGATACTTCCCTGTTGTTTCATCTGGTGGGGGACCTGTTACTATCATTGCTTGATCTGCGATTTGATAGTTTTGAGAAGACAACCATTGATCGGGTGTGGGAGGTATGACTTTTGATATTTCATTTGAAACTTCATACCAATCATCTATATTTGTTGAGGGAAATTGATCAACATTATTCGTTATAGCTTCATATATTTTTATACGATAGTAATCTTTTAATGGATTAACAGGAGGTACTTCATCACCCGGGATACAATCTGCTAACCATTCTATGTAAGCTACTTCTAATACTGCTTCTAATTCTTGTACTTTAGCTACTAATTCATTTAATTTACCTATGTAAGGATTTATTATTTTAGTTTGTTCAGTTAATCTTTCTACTTGCACTCTTAATGATTGAGGAATGCCACTTACATTTCCATTCATAACACATACTGTAGATGCTGCTTTGGTGAGTTTTCTCTCTAGTAAAAACATTACTGCTGCAGGAGGTGCAGCTGGACCTGGGGGAAGAAGATTAATAGCTATTTTAGCTGCACTTATGACTCCTGCTAATAGGTCTAAAGGTTCTGTTAATTTACTTAATACTTCTTCTACTTGGCTTGTTTTTCCCTTTAAAGTATCTATTGTTTTAATAGCTTCGTCTATTTTTGCTTTGAGACCTTCTATTGTTTTATATACAATTTGTAAAGAAGCTTTAAGTCTATTGTAAAAATCTGTTACTTCTAGTTCAAATTCACAACTATAACCCATTAAATATTCTACTATTTCTTTTGGTTCTGGAATTTTTTCATACACTTGACTTTCTACTTGATCATATACTCCTTCTACTTGTGACCTAATATGAGCTTCTAATCTTACCATCTCTGATCTAATAAAACCCATTATTCCCCCCACAGGTAAATCTAAAGAAAAACATCCTTTAGGCATTTTTGGTGGTTTAATAGGGGGTAAAGAAGGTGGTGTGATTTCAATAGTAAAATCTAAATCAATTGGAATAGGATGTCCTGGTTCGTGTGCCATTTTATATTAATTTTACTTTTTTACTTTTAATGTCATTTAATCTTTCTTCACTTTTTAAATAGCTAATTTTTTGGATAAAACTACTTATGTCATTAGGGCCTGGTGCGGACACCCCTGTTAAAGGAACTGTTACTTTATATTCTGCTGCTAAAAATAAAACTAAATCTTGAATTAAATTTAACATGTCTTGTAAGTAAGCGTCTGTTTTATTTCCCAATAAAGCTGGTTCTGTGGGAACTTT